GAGATCGTGCTGCCATCGGTGGACACGTTGACCGAGTAGGTCTGGGCGGTGCAGGCCGTACCCGTCGTGTAGGTGATCGTGCAGAGGAAGAAGCCGTTGGGGCACTGCTGGATATTGGCGGAGGTGACGCCAGATTGCGTCCCGATTGTGCCTGCTTGCACGTTGAAGAACGTGCTAAAGGTCGTGGTGCCGTCATTAACCGCCAGCCGGATGTAATCGCGGCTATTCGGGCGGGCGTAGACCGAGGCTTGGTACTGCGTGCTCGGAAACCCGCTAATCGCCTGAGAAACGCTGTGCTGGCCGCTAGTGACCGTTTCCAGCAGCCTGTTGGCCGTTACCCGGTTGTCCGCAGGGTTAGCAATGGAATTAGCCGTTACGGTCAGGTTGGTGGCCGTCCAGACGCTTGTTTGGCTAAGGTCGTTGGGGTACGTCAGTAGGTCACCGGCAAACCGTGCCTCACCCCAGATTGAGAGATCGGGCCAGTTACCGGCGCCCCAGATCTGTCGGACGTTGCTGTTGAAAAGCGTGTTGAGGGTATCCGCCAGTTCCGTCGTCAGCCTGCTCATCGGGATGCCGATGAGGCTGGTCAGCCGTGACAACGCGGTACTGTAGGGGATCGTCCTCAAGAATCCTTATTGGCGTACCACCCGCCGGTAAGACCGTGACGGGCGGCGCTGACCTTAGGCCGGTAGCCCTTGGCGCACATGTCGGGATTGTCCTTCAAGTATTCCGGCATCCACTCATGCACGGCATTTCCGTGCTGCTGCTGGAGGCGGAAAAACAGACGCGGGTCAATACGGGCCGCCATCTGCCCCAAGCCCTCAATCTTGGTGGAGCCTTGGGCACGCATGACCTTAGCTTGTTCCACCTGTCGCAGACCTGCCTTGACCTTCTCGTCGGGCAGACCCTCCTCGACCTCACGCCAGAATTCGCGGACAAGCGACGGCGGCAGGGAGGCGATGACTTGAGGCTCGTCAGAAACCATAAAAGAGGAAGGGGGCAGAGCCTTTGCAGGATGCCCCCAGTATCATTATCCGAGCTTGGTCGGATCGGTCAGATCAACGATGTTCAGGTAGATGTCCAACTCGCCCGCCGTGAGGGCGGACGGCGAACCACCCGTGGCATTCGTGAAGATCGCAACGAGGTTCGCAGACGCCGTAGCGGTGCGGATCGTGGCGGTCGTCGGAACGCCGGCCAGCACGCCAGCCGTCAGCACCGACTGAGCGGTGACGAGGTTGTTCGTGGTGGTCGTGGTGCCAACCTGGATGGTGAAGGCAGTCGTGCCAGCAAAGGCAGTCGTGACGTTCACCAGCGCATTGTTGAGAACATACTTCGACGGCAGCGCACCCAGCGTCAGCGTGACGGTATCGGACGAACCGGAACCGAAAGCGACATCGGAGTACTTGACGTTGAACTTGTTCGAGAAGCCGCGAGCCTGCTCCTGAAGCGAAAGCTCAGAAGTGCGGGCGCGGGCGATGGTGACAGCAGTATCAGCCATGGTAGTGATCTCCTATGGTTGAGGGTTAGCTCGTCGCGGCGAACTTGCCGAGGCCGAGAGGATTCTTAACCATGAGGGTCAACGCCGCGAGGATGAACCCGCGACGACCACCACCGAGGTCAGGAAGTTCGTTGCTTTCGATACCGAGCATATAGCCGATGCCGACCAGCTCGGGGTCGATGACGTAGCCACGGGCCTTCTGCTGGTCCGTGGTGGACGACGGATCGCCGCCATCAAGGATGCCGTTGAACAGGTCCGGCACGATGGTCACGGTGTGGAAGTCGCCGACGTAAACGGTCACGTCGAGGTCGATCTGGTGCTCCGAGGCATCCTGCGTGACCATGTAGGTCTTCGTGGTGCCGGAAGAACCTTCCGTGCGCTGGAACTTGCTGATCGCACGCTTGAGCGAGGGACCGGCAAACAGCGTGTAGGAGCGACGGCCACCGACCTGCTGGAAGATCGACTGGAACACGTCGTTGAAGGCCGACTCACCAAGGGTGCTGGTGCTGGTCGAGTTGATGTTGCCGGTGGGCGTGCGGAAGGCAGCGGGCACGTCCGAACCGGGCGTGTTGCTGATCCACTTGCCGAGGGCACGCAGCTTGTAGGGGGCCGGCGGGGCCTCCTGCTGGCGATCATTGTCGGAGCCGATGCAGGCTTCGATGTCGCGCTTCAGTTCGCGCATCGCCTTCATCTTGGCATTCGCAACCTCGCTGGACACGCCAGCAACGTCGGAAGCCTCCTGGAGGCGGGAAACCATCCACTGCTCGCGGAACTGCTGAACGTAGTTACCGATACGAGCGCGGTTGACGGCCTGATTAGAGAAGGCGAGGACATCCTGACCTTCCAGCACGCCACCAAAGGCGACCGGGGAAAGGCTATCGACCTGCCACTCCTGATAGGCATTGGTCATTCTCTTCGTCTTGGAGAACGTCGAGATCTTGGGAGTATCCTCGGGAGCGAGGATGGTCAGGAAGTCCGTGAGGTCTTCACGGTCGCCCGCCACATTGTAAGTAGTTGATAGAGCCATGACAGATGTTTAACGAGTTGATTTGGCCGCTTCTCGGGCCAGGAGGAATTGGACTGCTTCGTTGGTCGTGACTCCACCCTTCTTGGACAGATGCGCTCGGAGGGCATCGACTTGCGCTTGGCTCTTGGTTCCACTGGGCGTCCGAGATTCGGAACTACCCGTGGTAGCAACGGTTTGAGCGGCGGGCGGCTTGCTGGAGGGAACAACCCCAGTCTTGTTAGACTTGGACTTGCCCTTCTCCTTGGCCTCCAACGCTTTCAGACCCTCAATCTGCACCCCTATGATCCAGTCCGAGTTAGGCAGATTCTTCAGCCACGGCATTTGCAGGTAAGCCTGCTGGGCCGCGACGTACTCGGTGGTGCTTTTGTCCTTCAAGAAGGGGAACTTCTCGTAGGCAAGCTGTTGAGCCTGATGCCTTTGCTGCAAGAACGAGGTACGGGCAGGGATGTCATCCTCCAACGTCTTTTCAGCGTTGATGATGATCGTGTTCAACTGTTCGCGGTCCAAAATCTGATCTCCCAGTTGAATGGGTTCAAAGTTTGAACGCGCTAACTGCTGCTGGGCAAACCGCTTGGCTTCCTTCGCCTGTTGGGCGAGGGACTGAAGCTGGTTGAAGTCCTCAATCTGGGCGAGTGGCAGGTTCCCTTGCGGGAGCGGAGCAACCGGGGCAGCGGGGGCTTGCGCCTGCTGTCCTTGCTGCGCCTTGGCCACTTCCAGACGGAGTTCGTTCAACTGGGCCTCAAGGGCTTTACGTTTTGCGACCTCCTTGCCTATGCGCTTGTCGATCTTCTTTTGAAGATCCGGCGTAATCTGTGAAGGAACGGAATCTTCCTCGGCCTCGGTGCCTTCCGCTTGCGCGTCAGGAGCCTGCGCCTCGGGTTCGACCGACTCGGCGGGTGCCGCTTCGGTTGATGCGGATGATTCAGCCGGTTCCGGCTGTGGCGTCTGATCCACTAGCTTCGCCTGGGCTTTAGCGTTCTCGGCCTCCATGTTAAGGAGGCGTTGAGCAGCCTGGGTGACGCTCAGATTGGCCTTTTTTGGTGCATCGCCTTTTGCCTCGGGCGCGGATTGCGCTTCAGCGGGCTGCGAAGGAGCGGAGGATGTTTCGTTAGACATGGGTTTATGGCCCCCAAGGGCTTATGGCAGGGCGTGATGCCCAGTGCCATTAGCCGTGCTAATCGAAACACCAACTGTCAAGCGGTATTAGAAAGATTTATTCAACCTGTTCCGCGTCCGCTTCTGCCAACCGCGTCTGAACGTGATCATCGCATAGGTTGATGATCGCTTCATACGCACGGATTTCACCGAGGGCGGCGGCGGTGAGGCGTTCGTCCTTCACCACCGTGTCATTCATCAAGTCCAGCAGCGTGTTGCGCTGAATCTCACGCAAGCCCTCCACGAAATCCTGAAAGGCATCGTTGCCGATCAGTCGAGCGAGAGCGGTTTGCAGCCGCTCGGCGCGTTCGCGGGGAGTGAGTAGCGTGTGCTTTTTCGTTGGCATCAAGGCGTGGTAGTGGCCGGCATCGGGCCGGGCATCGCGGCACCAAGGCGACCAATCTGCGCGTTCTGCTGCTGTTGCGCTTGGAACTGGTACTGCTTGGCCCGTGCATCAATGCGCTCGCGGAAGGCATTATCTTGCGAGTACCGCTGCTGCACGTCGGGCTGCTGGAGGTACTGCTGCATGACTTGCAGGCCGATCTGGGGCGGCGTGCCAATGCGGATGTTCTTGGGAATGCCGGCAAAAATCTGAGCCAAGTCCTGCTGCTCGTCGTTGACGATCTGCTGCTGGCCAGCTTTGGCGGGACGGATGATGCGTTCCGCGATGTTGGGGTCGATGGACGACACGAACGCTTGGAAGAGCGCGGCCCAATCGCAGACGCCGTCGCGGTCAAGCGACTGGGCGCCTTGGATGATGGCCGTCCACTTTTCCGACATCCGCTTGAAGTCCGTGGACTGCACGTCCCACGACAGGTAGAAGTCGAACTCCTCGTTCACGTCTCCCTTGTTGAACACCATGCTCTCGGCGTCCTTTACTCCCATGACGCGGAAGACGATCTGCTCTTGGCCGTACTGCTTGTACAGTTTCCAGATCTGTCGGAAGCTCTTGGCCAAGCAGGTGAGGAATTTGTTTACCTCAAACTGATTGTAGATCGGGTCAATGGACGGATCGCCTTCCTTGCTGGCAAAACCGTTGTACTCCTTGAACGATGCTTCCAGCAGGTTCTCAGAGTTCTCCGTGTTCATGTCCGGTATCGGACGGTCGGCGTAATGGTACTCATTCGGACGCCGTTCCGAGATCATGGCACCTGGACCCCAGCGGCCCGGCGGGCGGCCTTGCGGGTAGCAGATCGGAGGAAGAATTCCGAGGGACGCGGCGTCGATGCGGCTGTCCTTGTGCGCCTTGATCTGATCCTGCCACGGCTTGCCCGGCTCGGGAACGCCACGGGAGTCATGCAACTTACGCGACAGGTACTCGCGGCGATACAAGACAAACGGATACTCGCCGTGAGCGTAACCGAGGAGGCCCGTCTTGGCGTAGCCTTCGTGGTTAGTGTCGGGCGGCATCATCGGATGGAACACCGTGCAGTAGATGCCGGGGATGCCGTCCTCGTCGGACAACCGCTGGTAAGCAAACACGACACCAATCTTGTCCGTGAACCGCTGCTGCGTGTAGACGAACGAACGGCTGATCGGCTGAAGGTACTCGGACGGACTGATCGTGATTAGACGACCACGCTGCGTTTCAATCGCCTTCTCCACCCAGTCCTTGTCCCAACCGTCATCACGAACCAACTGACGGAGCTGCTCGGCGGTGAAGTACTCAACGCGGTAGATGCCGGGGACACGCTCAAGGTCGAGGCTGAACGACGGGATGAACAGGTTCTCGTCCAGGTTGAACGCACGGAGGACGGGGTAACTACGCTCGGGACCGTCCATCGGCACGCTGGTCTCGCCGCTCTTGCGGAGTTCCCGCAGCATGGAGGCGGCCTTGGCCTTGGAGCATCCGTACTGCTCCTCAAAAATGCTCTTTAGATCGTTCTCGGCGCCCTTGTCGTTGATCAGGGCGGTGATGTCGATCTGCGGGAACTGCTCTTGGAGGTCTTCAATGCGGACGTTGACCAACACCTTCTCACGACGCTTTTCCCAAAACTGACCCATGACGGCCAAGCCCTTTTCGTTGAGGTAGTTGGATGCAATCTCCACCTCGCGGTCCACCTCGGGAATCTGCGTCTGGATCAGCCAGCGCATGAAGTTCGTCACCAACTGAGAGCGGGCCATGTCGTTAGTACCTACGGGTACTGCCGACAAATTAGCACGTTGGAATGCCATGCACTGCATGGCTACCTTCTTGTTGATGATGTTGTCCGTCAGGAAGACGCGCAGGTCGCTCGCGCCATCCCACGGGGTGGGGCTGGTCTTGCTGCCTTCACGGGCGTGCTTCTTGCCGTCAGCGGACTGTCCGTTCCAGATGGCGTAGCGGGTCTGGTAGTTCAGCCGGCACTGGTCGATGTACGGCTGGTTGTCACGGACGCAGTCCTCAAACGCCTTCTTGAGGAGGTTGAAATTGGGGCCGGCGTCTCCTACGGGAGCCAACTGCAAGCCGGGGTCATTGGGCACGGAAGTCTGGATGGAGTCGATGGAACTCATTGATGCACGCGGCTAATGCCAGACTTGACATTAGACAAGTTAATAACTCCACGTCCGATTATCTTCCACCTCAACCTTGCTGCCGTCGATGAATTCGCAGTTGGAAACCAGCAGGTAGCGTAGGCAGTCCACGGGATCCTTGGTCGCCTCATCCTTTCCGCCACGGGCCGTGTACTCCTGCATGGAGTAGACAAGATTCTGGCACCGCTCCGAAATGTACAGCTTGGGGCCGTTCATCGCGGAGATGGGCTTCTTCTCGTCGTAGGACAACAGCCCGTTGATCAGTTGCAGCCCGTTCTCGATCTCCACGCCGGGCGCGGGGATGAACGTCATTCCCACATCGTCCAACTCGGAGATGATGGTGGTTGCTCCTTCGGCGCTCTGCCTTTCCGCTGCACCGAGGCGCGGGTCAATGTACCTTTCGTAAATCGTTTCGCCGTTCTCACATTGACCGATAAGCTCGACGTAGTCCTTGATGCCTTTCTTGCTGCCCTTTTGCGCGGGGCCGGGCTTTCCTTCAGCGGTTGATCCGGGCAAGGCCCAGTCGTCGTAATCGGGCCACTCTCGGTAGACCCACCAGGTGCCGGCGGCGTCGATGGCGACCCAGAGCATGAACCAGTTCTTAGAGCCAGCCGGATCCACAGCCATGTACCGAGTGACCGCATAATCTGCGTTACGGACGAAAGGAATCGTTTCATGGGGGATGACGTTGACCTCCTTGTTGAAGCCGGGGAAGACGGAAGTAATCGACTTCGTGGGAATGCCATAAGCGCGGGCGAGGACTTCCTCACGGGGACGACCGAGGAGCTTCTTGGAGAAGTCGGAAGTATCTAGGAAGGCGTTGTCTTCCGTCCAGAAGTAGAAGATGACCGTGTTGGGGCGGCTGATGGACTCTTGGATGACGGGCAAATCCTTGCCGAC